GCAACCGCCCGTAGACACCTGCCTCAAGCAGGTAGTCATGAACCAGCGCGGCGAGCAGGTAGCGCGGATCATCGGGCCGCATCCACCAGCGCAGCAGGCAAGGCACGCTGCTTTCAAACTCGGTCCCGGCGGGGATGGTGACGCGGTGCCCCGATGCCTTGCGCCCCACGTCCCATTCGATAGGGACCGTCGTGCGCCAGCGTCTGACCTTACCGCGCTCGAATAGGGCGGTGGTGTCAATCATGTTTTCAGGCCAAACGCGGCGGCCAATGGCGCGGCCTGCTCAATGGCACCCTGCAAGATGGTCTCGAACTGATCTGGCGTTGCGTCATCCAGTGCTTTGTCAACTGACAGCCAGAGATTGCGCGTCTGCAATGCGATTGACCTGAACGCTTGTGCCTTTTCCAAGATGCGGGCGGCGTGTTCAGTGGGCGTTCGGCCTTTGCTGGTTGCATCCGCCGTAAGAATAGCAAGCTGTTGCGCGTTTTCCGTTCCAGCCGTGAACGCGGCGGCCATCGCTTCTTCTTCGATCCAGCCTTTCTGCACGACGTCAGGGTATTCATCCTGAATTTGTGCAGTGAGGCTATTGATCCAACCCGTCATTGCCAATTTGGCGGCGGCGGCTGTTGCGTATTTCGGTGGCGGCAGGGGCAACGCTGGCCGCTCTGCCAGCTTTTCCCACGTCGATCCGTTCCACCGCGCGACCTGATCGCCCGTTGTTTCGGGCGGCGCAGTCATCGCCAGCGGCAGCGGCAGCGGCCCCATCGGATCAATCTCACGTTCCCCGATAAACACCCCTTGGGCATCCAGTTGATAAATGGTGATCATATTAAGTTGCCTTTATGAATGTTTTGAGGGGGGGGGTTTCTTCTGGAGACGCAGTTACGGCGAAACTTGTTGACGTATCGTAATTGGTGGATTTGTAAATGGTGACAAACGGCGAGGTGAAATGCGCGACGGAAAGGTAGGTTCCATCTGTCGAGAAGGCTGTTCCGTAGCCAGTCCCCGCAGGTAGTGTCGCAGGGTTGGCCAGCTTGGTGAAAACATCTCCATCGCGTTTGTAGATGGTCACGAAAGGTGATGTGACGTGCGCGACGGAAAGGTAGGTTCCGTCTGCTGAGAAGGCTGTTCCGTAGCTATTGCCAGCAGGTAGTGTCGCGGGGTTGTCCAGTTTCAATCCGGGGTTGAAGTCGCCAATAGTACCCAATTCAGCAAACAGCGCCGGATAGCTAGATTGCAGATAAACTGCGCCATCGCTAGGCAGCCACTCCGGTGATGCAAGCGCTCGGGCAGACGTGATGGTGTCGCCAATCGTGAACGCTCCCGCCGCCGCAACAAACGCCGTTGTTGCCAGCTTTGTGCTGTTGTCGCCCGGTGCCTGCGTGGGAGCAGTCGGAGTGCCTGTGAATGCAGGGCTGGCAAGGGCGGACTTGGCGTCAAGCTGTGCCTGGACCCCGCTTGTCACACCGTCCACAAAGTTCAGCTCCGCCGCCGTGGCCGTGAGGCCCAGGTTTGTCAGGGCAGTCGCCGCGCTGTTGAGGTCGCTCAGGTTGTTGGCAACCAGCGCCACCCCTGTCGCGGAGACGTAGGCGGCAGCCCAGGCGGAGCCCGTGTAGACCTTCATCACGTTGTTGGCGGTGTCGTAGAAAAGGTCACCAGCCTCCAGCGCGGAGCCGTCAAGGTCCAGCGTCGGCTCGGTTGCTGACGGCCCGAGGTATGTGTCCTCAAAATTTGCGAAGGCCAGCAGCGCGGCGTCCTTGGCGGCAACCGTGCTGGCGAGGTCGGTGGCAACTGCAGTGCGGTCGCTGGCAACTGCTGTTCGATCAAGGCCCGTCTGGACCCGGTCGGCAACTGTCTGGACCCTGTCCAGCCCTGTCTGGACCCGGTCGGCGGCTGTCGCCACAGCGTCAGCGGCTGTCGCCACAGCGTCAGCGGCAGTCGCCACAGTGTCTGCTTCAGTCTCAACGAGGTCTGCAGCGGCTGCGGCTGCTGACGCCTCTGCTGCGTCCCTTGCGTCCTCTGACTCTGTGACAAACAGGGGCCTGGTCCACTGCGTCGGGTCGAAGGTGGCAGTTGTCGTGAAGGGGACCGCATCAAGCGCAGCCCGGTATGTCCTCCCGCTGTACGTCACGCTGAAAGAGGTGTCAGAGACGCTGAGCCCGGTGGCGAAGGCAACAGGGTCGTTCAGCCCCATTTCCAGGAGGCGCTGCCGGAGGTTCTTCACCACGTCCCCGTTGCGCAGGGTCACGTTCCCCGGGGCAGCCTGATAGAGGGCGGAGCCGTTCTCAGCGTCAGTGCGGAGGTTGGCGAGCGCGGTTTCAACGGTCGTCAGGTTCACGGTCATGGCCAGGTTGTCCCCCAATGGGTGTTGACAGTAGTGTCAACTATGTTCGCCAGGTTTAGCATGGCTTGCGCCCCGTACTGCCCAACCACGTCTGCGGTGCCCTGGCTCCAGATGCTGAGGCGCTTGACCTCCATCTTAAACGATACGGACACGGCGCGGAAGCCGAAATATGAAGTGACCGGGGGTTCAACGATCCGCACAGCATGTGCGGCGTAAACGTCCCCTGAGAAGATCGGGAGGTTGAACCAGTTGACCCCCGACTGGAGGTGGTGCTGCCAGAAGGACTTGAACACCTCAAACTCCTCGGAGCTGAGGACAATGGTGAGCTGTTGTTTGGCCAGGCTCCGGGTGAACCTCTGCCGCATCCGGGCAGGCCCATAGTCGAACTCAGACCGCAGCGCCGGGTCTGTCTGTACCAGTTGGAATGAGCTGCGCTCAGCAAGGTAGTTTAGGGTGGCTGGCCAGTTGATAGTCGTCATGTCTTGTTCCCCGCTGCTGGGTTGAGCCCGTACCGGCGCTCAAGCGCCCGGTTCAGGTCGGTCCCTCCCCGGGAGATGTCTGACGCTGTCGCGGATCGGGAGCGGTTGATGAACACGTCAATGATCTGGGAACCGTCCGCCCCCTGCCGCTCCTCCACTTCTGCCTCCCCGCTTCCACCGATCACGTTCACCTGGACGTTCTGTTCAAACCTCTGCCCACCCTGCCGCTCAGCCTCTCCGGGGCGGGTGATGCTGACCCGCTCTCCGGGGGAGGCCATGAAGCTCACCGGGGTGCTGTCCACAGCCCCCATCTTCCCGGGGACGCTGAAAGCCCCGCCGGTGGCGAACCTGTCAGGCTGGGCAACAGTGAAGGCCCCGCCGGTGGCGAACCCGAAGATGCTGCCGAAGTCGAACGCCCCGAGGGCGCTGGCGAGCGGGCCCATGATCTGTTGCTGGAGCATGAGCCGCACAAGGTCCGCAATCATCCCGTCAATCAGTTTACTGAAGTCCAGCTTGCCGGTCGTCACAAAGTCCACCAGGGCGTCAGTCATCCCGTTGAAGGCACCTGTGATCAGGTTTTCAATCTGGGTCGCGGCGTCCTCCGCCTCCCGGGCAATCTTCAGGAAAGCCCGCTCCATCCCCGCCCCGAGGGTTGTCTGCGTGTCCAGGAACTCAATGCGGAGGTCGCGGAAGGCTGTGCGGTACTCGTCAGTGGTGATCGCCCCGGCGGCCATGAGCGCATCCAGCGCCCTGAGGTTGGCCTGATAGTCCAACAGCGGCCCTTGGATCGCATCCAGCATGTCAAGGCTGCGCTGGAGGTGGTCTGGGAGGCTCCCGCCGCTCCCGCCGCCGGTCGGGCCATCAGGCAGGATCGGGTCACCGGGCCCAGCCCCGTCAAGGGTACCAAGGTTGCCTGCCGCAGCGGCCCGGGCCTCAGCCAGCTCCCGGGCGCGGTCCATTATGGCACCAGTGAAGTCGCCAATATAGTCGGTGCCCAGGGCGTCATTGAAGGCTCCCGTTGCCACGGCCCCCATCTCCCCGAACACGTCACTGACGGTCCCAGCTCCCTCCAGCCGGAAGTCGCTGAGGTCCAGCTCAAAGCTGTCGGCCAGCCCGGCAAAGGGGTTGCTCAGCCCAACCACCTCCGCAGCGCTTCCGATGAAGTCCAGGAGGTCACCAACAGCTCTGACAATTCCCTCAATCCCTGTCTCAATGATTGTGAGGAGCCCGTTGATTGCGGCAGAGCCAAGCGCCCGGAACGCGGCAGGCAGCAGGTTCCAGATACCCACCACGGTCTTGAAGGACGCTGACCACAGTCCGATCACAGAGTTGACAACCGTCCTGATGAAGCTGAGGACGGCAGAGAAGATGGTGACGAATGACCGCAGGAGCCCACCCACGTACCCAGAGACGTTTTCAAACCCAGTGCGCCACGCCTCCTGGAAGAAGTCGATGACCGGACTGACGAGGGCCGCAATGAAGCTGAACACAGAGCGGAACACGTCGCCCAGGGACACCACGCCGTCTGACGTGACCTTGATGCTGTCCCGGAAGATTGTGAGGGCCGCAACCAGGCCGGCAACCAGCGTGACCACAAGGACAATCGGGTTGGCCAGCAGAGCCGCGTTGAACGCTATCACGGCCCCCTGCGCTATCTTCATCCCAGCCCCGAAGATCGCGGACTTCAGGGTGGCTGCCCCCAGCGCCCGCTCAAGGGCAATCAGCTGGACCACGCTGGCCGCTATCCGGGCAACGAGGCTTGCGGTGAAGGCCGCAGAGAGTGCCAACCCGGCGAGGAGTGCCAGCTTGGCGATGGTGTCCAGGTTGTTCCCGACGAACACGAGCGCCCGTGCCAGGAAGTCCGTGATGCCCAGCGTCTCGTTGAGCTGGCCGATGAAGCGGAGGGCCGCGTTGCTTAGGACCTGGAACGCCTCCCCGACTGTCGGGGTCAGCTGGGCAAACTCTGCCGCAATCGCCGGGGCTGTCTGCTGGAGGGCGTCCATGATGAGGTCCGAGGTCAGCGCGCCCTCTGCCCCGAGGTCGCGCAGCTCTCCGATGCCAACACCCATGCCCTCCGCAATCGCCTGTGCGAGGCGGGGCATGTTCTCAAGGATGCTGATGAGCTCATCGCCCCTGAGGGCACCGGAGCCAATCGCCTGGCCGAACTGGCGCACACCGGCCTCAGCCTCCATCGCAGTGCCGCCGGAAACGCGGATTGCCTGGTTGACGGTTTCAGTGATGTCCAACAGCTCGCGCTGGGACATCCCGAGGGCGTCCGCGTTCCGCGCAACCCGGGAGTACAGGTCAACCGTGGCCTCATAACTGGTCCTGGTCCGCTGGGCGCTCTGGAACAGCTCCTCGTTGATCATTGCGAGGTTCTGTGTGCCCGAGGACACCAGCTTGAGGCGGTTGGTCAGCAGAGTGTAAGTGTCCGCCTGCCGCAACAGCTCCCGCACCCCGAGGGCAGCCCCTAGCCCAGCAAGGGCAGTCATCAGGAAGCGGACGCCCCGGGCCGCGCCCATGGCCCCTCCTCCGATGCCTCCGAGGTTGCGCTGCACAACCCTGGAGCCGCGCTCAGATACAATGATGTCGATGCGTTCAGTGGTCATGTCAAGAAACGAGCCCCCCGAACTTGTTTGACGGCAGCCTGGATGGCCTTCTGTACAAAGCCTGCTGGGGCCTGCCGGGAGGAGCCGTTGTTCAGCGCACCGATGTAGGGCAGGTTGTTGGAGATGACAATGCCGCTGTGGCGGTCCCCGTCATACCCGGAGATGACCGCCTGTCCCTGGGAGAGGGCACCGGCAGCGTTGGCGGCCCCTGTGCTGCCGCCCGATCCGGGGGCGTAGGCTTCAATTGTCGCGCGGGCTGGGGCGTTCATCTGGACAATCCAGTTTGAGCGCGCCCGGCCCTTGTCTACCGGGGTGGCCATCACAACAGCCTGGTCAGCGGCCAGAGCTGCCATGCGCACAGTCCGGTCTGCCGCCTGGGCTATCTCAGCGCCCAGCCTTCCCATCCGCCGGTTGAACTGTTCTGGGCTTGCCACTGTCTTTTCCCATCCACTCAAGGTACTCATCATCAAGAGCCCTGACCATTGCCACCAGGTAGTCCCTGGCCTCGCCTTCAAATCCGTACTCCCTCCCCCACTCGTTGACCCGGTCCCACGGTATCGGCCCTGGTGTTCCATTCATCCCAACGAAGGGACGCGTGGTGGACAACTCCCGGAACGCCTCAATGTAGAGGTCCAGCCCCGGGAGCAGATCGGGCGCGTTGGCAATGAAGTCTGGAGGAGCCTGCCCCCGGCTGTATGCCGCCTTGAGTATCCGTTCTTCACTTTTCCCGTGCTCCAGTTGGTACCGCAGAACCGCCTTCAGTTTCCCGTGTCCAAATCCTCATCACCTTCAAGGAACAGGGCCATGCGCTGTGACTGCTCGCGCACGTCAAGGTAGAGGTCTGGGAGGGCCTCAAACAATTCCTTACAGCTGTCCACACTGAACGGGAACGGGGCACCCTTGTAGGGCATCACGTTGTCACCCAGCGGACTATCCCAGCCCAGCACAATTCCCTCTGCCCAGACCTCGCGTGTGAGACGCTCAGCAAGGTCGTTGTTCATCGTCTCGTTGGCGATGGCTCGCCGGTGGGGCTTCATCTTGTCCTCCAACCGCTTGCGGTAGCGCTTGTTGGAGGATGACGCCCGGCTGATCTTGATCCTGAAGTCTCCATAGTCCAGCCAGATGCCCTCCTGCTCCAGCTTGGTGCTGGTCTTGAACAGGGCCTCCGGTCCCCTCATGGCCTTGGCGTCTGGTTTGGGTGTTGTCGATGTCATTGTTGTTCCTCTCCCTTACCCTGCAGCAGTTGGCAGGTATGTGAAGCTGCAGGCCAGCAGGGAGTGGCGGAGCGTCGGGTGCTCAGCGGCCTCCATTGTGATCGGCAGCTTGATTTCTGAGTCCTTTTCGACTGTTGGCCGCCCGTCTCCGATGGAGACAAACGGGATGTCAAACACCCAACCAGCGTTCTCCTTGACCATGGCGAAGTCCAGTGAGATGTCGTCATTGTCCCTCACTGCTTGGATCGCCTCAATTGAGTTGAAGTAGGCGGTCACAGACCCTGCCGCCACAAAGTCCCCGGCGGTGATGTCGAAGGCCCCGAGGACCCCGATTGCCTTGGCAGGTGAGACGTTGTTATTGATCGACACGCTCAGCTCTGTGAGGTAGGTGAACAGGGTGGCTGCCGTGTTTTCGTTCAGCATGCGCAGGCGGGAGAAGTCGCTGGAGCTGTTGAACGCCTCCTGGTCGGGCACGTCCGGGCGGGTCCCGGGCTTTGCGCCGGTCTGCACAGTCCGGTACTCAGCATCAATCCCGACAAACCCGAGGTCAACCATGACCTTGTCTGCCTGCGTCACAGTGATCGCCATCGTGTTGGCGACACAGCCCTTGACGTACTCGAACCCGGCAGAGCCAAGGCTGCGCTCCATCTGGTAGGATCGCTGCTTGATCAGGGCCGGGTCACTCTCGTTTTTGATCGCATGTCCGACAAACAGCTGGATGGTCTTGCCTGAACCGTTGTCAGCCAGCATGGCTCCGGGGTAGCGGTCAAGGGTCAGTCGCGTGGCTGTTACAGAGAGGACGCGGGCGAACCCGTTGTTGGCCGCCGTGGCGAACCTGGTTGCGGTCGCGTCACCCCCGATGAACAACCACTCCCCCGGGATGACCCCGAGGTCAGTGAAGTCCAGCGTGGTGGAGGTCAGGGAGGTCACCCCCGCTGTCACGTCAACCTCCACGTCGCCAGAGCCTGCCTGGGCACCGACTTTTGTGAGCTTGGCCCCGGCTGGGGGGGATGCCTCTACAGCGAGCCCGGGGGCCGTGATCGTGGTGGAGGCAGAGGCCGTGGGGACCTTCAGGCCGTTGTTCCCGGGAACCGTGAACCCTTCAGCCCAGACAAGGTCCCCGGCAGCGAAGGGCGTGCCCTGGCCGGTCGGGACGGTGTACAGGGTGCCTGATACTGCGGAGGGGAGGGCCGAAGGCTTTTCACGCCAGTCAGCGAACATGAAGCCCTGCATGAGGTCATACAGGCTCTCCTGCACAAAGTCATTCTGAAAACCCGCTGTTGCGTCCAGGTCCGTGACCACGCCCTTCTTGCGCTGCCGGGACGGGGTGATGGGGCTCCGGGCGGTGGTGGTGATCTGCGGCCCAAATTCGCCATAGCTGTTTGGCTCCATGGGATACCATGTCGGGGACGCTGGGAGGACACCCAGAGTGCCTGCCACTTCCTCCGCATAGCGGAGGCCCGTGAGGTTTGCGTCAATTTTGTTGGCCATCTTCCGCCTCCTTATTTGAGTTGATCGTACTCGAAAGTTGCTGTGACGTTAAGCTGAAACCAGGGGTCATCTGGACCGATCTCCTGGATGCCCACTCGGCGGAAGTAAACGCCAGAGGGAGAGCTGATGCCCTCAAAGGCGTCCCGGGCGATGATGCCAAGGTTTTCAGCCATCGTTATGGACTGGTCAGAGGACATCGGAGTGAACACCTGGACAGTCAGGAGACCGGCCCGGGAGAAGCGCCGCCCCCCCGGCTGGCCGAATGTGCGCTGGCCCCCGGCTGGTGGGTTGTGGGAGATGCTGATCCTTGCCCAGGGGCGGTCAGAGCGGGGACCGTTGAGCGGGTCCTCCTCAGTCGCGTCCCAGATGACGAGGGGGGCCGCCGCAGAACCGGCAGCCGCAGGGGCTCCGGCCAGCCAGGCGTCCCGGAACAGCGTGAGCATCTCATCACGGGCGTTGGGTGTGGTGACAGACATTAGCGTCGAACCTGGAGCTGGTGGAGGACCTGCTGGCCGTTTGGGTCGATGGTCTGGACCTGGACGATTGACCAGCCCTCATCATCATCATCTGCCCCGTCGCGGTAGAGCCGGTCACGCAGTTGGGGAGCGCCAGCGAGTTCACCGCCGGAGATGAACACGAGCTTGTCCCCGGTCTGGATGTTGGTTCCCGGCATGTACTGCTCGCCTGCCTGCCCCATGTCCCCGAAGTTCAGGAACACAGCGTTGAGCGGAATGTCGTTGGTGGAGGGCTCGCCCCGCCGCCAGGGCTTGGCGGTGTCAGCCAGCTCAGCGTCCTGGAAGCGGCGCAGCACAGACGGGGCTCCGAACTTCGCAATCAGCCTCGTGGCGAGCAGGATGGCGCTGTCATACTGGGCCATGTTACGTCCTCACCGCAGTGATGCCAGATCGGACAAGCCCAGCGGCAATCAGGAGCCGGTCAACAGCCGGGTACTCCGGGAAGTTGTAGCCACCTTCATACACAACCTGTTCCTTCAGCGGCCCCACTGCCTCTAATTTGGACGATACAGACCGCCCGGTTGTGTCCCGGGTAGGGTCGGCCATCAGGGGCTGGGTCAGTGCCCTCTGCGCCAGCTCCGCCACGGCCTGCCTGACGGCCTGGTGGACGCCCGTCACGAGGTATCCGTTGCGGTCATAGAGGTCCCGGCGGGGGTGCTCTGTGGTCTGGTCGCGGGTGCGGCGCTCCCCGGCGAAGGTCCACCGCTTGTCAAGGAAGTCGGTGGCCCTGACAATGGCTGCCTGGAGGTTCACGTCAGTGGCTGTGGGCGCTGAGAGGTCCACCCCCCGGTCGGCATGGTACGCACGCACAAAGACAAGGTCAGCGTAGGCGTTTGCCCCGCTGACCGTGCCGTTGTCGTCTTGTACCGTGAAGGTCATCGTGCGTTACTTCCCCTTGCCGCCCTTGCGCTTGCCATAACCGCTCATCTTGCCGCCCTTCATCTTGGGCCGTTCAGTCTGCCTTGGCATGCGGGTTCTCCCTCACAAAGTGCGGCGCAGCCGCGTTCACCTGGGCGCGCGTGACGTCAGACCGGCCCATGGCGTTCTCAACGGCTGCCATCTTGGGCTGGCCGCCAAGGGTCCAGAGCTCATCGTCACCGTGGTCCAGGGTCCTCAGAGCCCGGAGGATCGGGGCTTGTCCGTCCCCGCCACCAGCCGGTCCTGGTTCCTCTCCCCCCAGCTCGGGGTCAGCATCGCTGCCGCCGTCAGTGGGGTGCGGGGGCTCTGTCGGCTGTTCACCACCTCCGCCCTCATCGTCAGCGGCCCCGCCCGGGTGTTCATCCCCTTGGGGGTTTTCATCGGGGTCAGTTTCAGGTACATCGCCACTCTCTTCCAGTGCTGCCCGCGCCGCGTCCAGCTCAAGGCTGGGGTCGGGATATGCCTGCCAGTTCCGCAGGAGGAACTTGCTCAGGTTGTCAACGTCCCGGCTGGGTCCCTCCAGTGTGATTGAACCGTCAACAAACTCGTACCGGGAACCCCCAGCCTGTAGGGTGACGGTCTTGCCGTCATTGTCCCCCACCAGGCTGAGCCTCCGCTCAATAATTCCCATTCTGTGGTCCTCCTCAGTATCGCGTGTCAGGCGATGGTTTCATGTATGACAGTGCCTGAGATGACGGTGATGTCAGCATCCGCGTTCCAGGTTGCGGCGAGGCCCCGGTTGGCGTCAAAGTAACCGTCAGGCACGTCCTGGCCTGCGGCCCGGCAGAGCGCGCTGGCGCGGTTCCGAATGAGGGCTGCGCTGGTGTAGGTGGCGTCATCAATTGCGACAATGACGGCGCGGATGTTGTTGATGAAGGTCTTGCCGGGGGAGGTGGTCCGCTCGACAAGGTGTGCGACTATGGCCATGGGGTCTCTCCTGATGTTGTATCAAAGCACCCGCGCCTCTGTGGAGGGCGGGTGCTCAGTTGAAGTAGGGCCACCGCCTCAGTTGGTGATGCCGTCTGCTGACGCAAGTCCCTTCTCGCTGAACAGCGCCATCCCGGAGTACCACTTGATGCGCGTGATGCTCTCATCTTTGGTCTCGCTCTCGCCCACCGGAACCACCTGGATGCCAGCAGCATCCTGGGCAGTCAGACCGGCGATGCCGTGCATGCGTGAGCCATCGTCAAGGGTACCAGCAAAGATGGATGTCTTGACACCTCCGCCCGTTCCCTTTGTCTGGGTGGTTGGAATCCAGTCATTCTTAAAGATGCCCACGCCACGGTAGCCAGGGACCTCGCGGCCCGAGGGGAGCGTGACAACATCACTGATGGAGGCCCCGCCCAAGCCGCGCAGCAGCGCCATGTAGCTGCGGAGCGTCCGGGCGTGCATCATGTAATAGTCCACCTGCCCGTCCTTGTCGGTCACGAGGTCCATGAGCTCATCCAGCACCGCAAAGTCCAGAGCCTTCCCGTTGGCACCGGTGGTGGCCATCTGGGAGGCGTCAACGAGGTTGATGAGGCCATCGAACTCGTTGCTGGAGCCGGTGCCGTTGACAAACATGTCCTGGTACTTGCGCCCAACCGACTTCGCCTTGGACGCAATCTGCACGGCCTGCTGGTCGTTGCCGTCCCCGGATCGGGTTGCCTGGATCAGGCCGTTGACTTCCGCATCACCGATGATCGTGGTGAGGGTGGAGGTGACGTGGGTGAAGGTCGCGGCAGCCTTGGCTGTGATTGTCCCACCGACACCAAGCACCTGGACGTCACCAAGGACGTTTTCACGGTTGTAGGCGAGGGCGTTGCCGCTGATGCCGTCAAACGGCAGGATGTCAAAGAAGGGATTGACGGTGATGATGTTTTCGATGACGCCCGCAACCAGCTCATCCTGAGCGAGTTTGGCGGACTCAGAAAGGGTAACAGAAGCCATTGTCCATTCCTCCAAGAGTGTTTCAAAAGAGCCTGAATGCGCATCGCACGCGGGCCTCCTGGATCGCCCTGGAGGGGTGTGGCCTGGTCGCAGACGGTAAACGACAATTGGCGGGACGTCAAGCCCAGACAGAAAAAGGCCCGGCGGGGGAGCCGGGCCTAGTTGTTGAGGCGCAGTGTACCCTGAGCAACAGGGAAGTCCTAGCAATACCCCGGAGCGGTCCCCGGGGGAAGCCCGAAGGCTTGGGGGTCAGGCGTTGTAGCTCGCGCGGCAGAGGACCTCACCGGTGGCCAGCCACTCCCGCGCATCGGCCTCGCTGCTGGCGTGGTCTCCGAACTCCTGCGTGCGCGCCCGGCCCTCGTACCCTACCCAGTTGCCGTAGATGTTCTGCTTGATGCGGCGCTTTGCCATGTCGTGCTCCATTTCTAGGTTGACCCCCGGCTCCGAGCCAGGGGTGGTTGGATCAGGCTGCGGCTTCCGTGGTACGCTCCAGCAGCGCGGCAATCCGGTTGAGGTCACCAACGTCACCCCAAGTGATCTTGTCGGGGCTGGTCTCGAAGTTGTCCGCGCTCAGGGCCGTCAAGTGCACCAGCATCGCGTCAATCTTAGCTTTGGCGGTGATGAAGGCTTCAAGGGAAGTGGCGGGTGTGGTGGTCATTGTAGTTCTCCATTTCTGAGGGCCAGTCCGTCTGGCCTTACCCCCTACCTAACGATGGGGCGGGGATAAGTAAAGGGCCGGACAACAAAAAAGTTGCCCGGCCCCCAAACTTTCTTACGTCACTTGGCGCGTGCAGCGAGCCCGGCCCTGATCTTGTCAATCGGGGACGTGGCGGCAGCGCCGGGCACAATCACCTTCCCGGTCTTGCCAGGGACAGACCCAACGCCACTCTTGGCCTCACTCTTGAACAGCGGGGCGAACTTCTCCTGGCCCTTCATCTCCCGCACAAGCTCCCGGAGGGTCATTGGCTGGCCTGTCCCGCCACTGATCCGGGGGTCCCCGTCGCTGTCAACAACAACTGCGATGAACTCCCCATCCTGCTCCATCACCTTGACCTGGTTCTGGACAAAGGGCATCGCCAGGTCCACAAGGCCGTTCTCAGCGGCCAGGGCAGCGCTCGCGCCGGAGGTCACCAGGTACTTGTGGACAGTTCCCCGGAGGGCGTCTGACACTTTGCGCTCGCCCTCCAGCGCCTTGTCGTTGGCCGCCTTCATCTCAACGCGGACCTTGTCCACGTTAATCTTGCCCTCCTTGCCGGCAGCGGCAGCTGTCTCCAGCTCCTCCATCCGGGCCTTGATCTTCTCCTTGATCGTGGGGAGGTCCTCCCCGTAGTCCTCCCAGCCGGAGAGGTCAACTGTGCCCCGCTTGGCCAGGTCCTTGTTCTCGCCCCTGATCTTGGTGTTGGCCTGGAACAGGCCGGTGATTGCGTCTGCCACAGCCCGCATTGACTCGGGTATCTGGTATGTGCCCTCTGCCCCGTCCACCGGCTGATAGACTGCCCGGAGGTTCTCTGGGATTGCCTTGAAGCCTTCGCTGTCCAGATCGTGCTTTAGAATGGTCATGATTCATATCTCCTGTGAATCGCTCACCCCGGGGTCGCCCTGGGTGGAGTTGGTGCCCCAGCATTGTAGCCCAAGGGGAGGCGCGGGGCAAGCCTCCCAGTGGTGTGTCACAGAACCTTCAGAATGCGGGCCAAGATGGTGGTCGCCCCCCGGAGGAACTCCACTGTGGTGCGGTGGTTGCCGTCCCCGATGATGTAGCCACCGTCCACCTCAATGAACAGTGGCGGGATGTCCCCAAGCTCCCCCGCCCTGGCAATCCCCAGCAGCGCCTCCGGCCCCACCTCGGGCTGGTTGGTGTAAACCCGGGAAAGGTCCACCATGCGCGTCGGGAGCTGTGTGCGCCCGTTGCGGGCGTCAACGAGGGTGTCAAATGGTATGTTCAACAAGGGCCTCTGCATCAGCCGGGACGCCTCTGGGATGGGACTGACCACCGCCCCAGCAATCGTTGGGTGGGGCGGGAGGTCCTGGATGGCCTGGACCAGGGAGGCTGGAGCCCGGGAGGGACGGACAAGGTTGTCCAGCTCGCTCAGCGTGCGCGTGCGTCCGCCAACGTCCACAAACTGGTCCAGCCTCACGTCTCCGCTGCGGAACAGCTCCGCCCGGGAGGGGCCCAGGGTCGCGTCCTGGAACTCGTTGGCCTGCCGCCCCATCCACTCCTCATAGGT